GTAAATTGAGCGGAGGAACCAGTAATAGAGGTTGTTACCTCTAATTGATTAAGTTCGGCATCAGAGCCACTAATTATTAATTTTTTCCAATTTGGCATATCTATTTTATTAGGTTGGTTACTAGAAAATGTCTAGCCCACTTCCCCGAAGGGCCATAATATAGTTATAAATATTAGGATTTTTTTCTTCCCCTAGTAGGTTTTACTTTTACTTCAGGATCATTTTGAATTGCCTCTTGTAAAGCATTTTGTTTCTTTTCTTCCTCTTTTTGAATATGGTTTTCTATTTGTTGGATTTGAGAAGAAGTTTTATGTTGTAACATAGCTATAAAAGAAGCGTCTATACCTGTAATAGGTAGATAATCTAGAGCTTTACGTAGGGCTTTAATTTCTCTTAAAGAGAGATCATCTAAAGAGTATATAATCATAAGTTCATGTTTTTAGTCTTCAAATCTACAAAATGTTTTTGGAGTTTCAAAGTTAAATTGTAAAGAGTCTCTACATATTCCCCTTTAAATAAACCATTTTTTATAGTGACTAAAATAAACTCTAATTCTTTTTCAGAAAGTTCTACTTGTGTTGTGTCTAAACTATTAGAGGGGGAATCTTGTTTTTGAGATTCCCCCTTAATTTTTATATTGTTAGCATTAAAGCTCATAAACCTTTTTAGTATTTTTTGAAACAATTTAATTTAAGATAATTTATGAATAAATCCAAATACCTTCATCATCCCCAACAAATATATTACCTATAGCAGAATATCTTGAATCAATACCCGCTTGAATTGTTGAATCACTTGAGAAATTACCTGTTGATACAGCAGCTACAAATGCATCTGCAGTAATGGTACCAGTTGAAGCATCAAATGCATCAGCAACAACCCATCTATCAACACTATCTTCAAACCCAAATGCTTCTCCTAATCCATCAGATCCTTGTTGTATCACAATACCACCATCTCCAGCAGCATTTGAACCTGAGGCTAATCTAATAAATCTATCAGCTACTTCTAAGTTTTCTGTATGTTGGAAAGAGGCTGTACCTACTACTGTTAAATCCCCACTTACTGTTAAATCATTAAAAGTAACATCTGAAGTAGTGGTTAATCCAGATACTACACCTGATATAGTATCTTCTGTAAGAGTTAAGTCAATACCTGTTTGACCTGTTGTATCAGAAACTGCAAGGTTAGTATCATCAGAAATATCAATTTGGCCTAGTGTAATTTCCTGTCCTGATATAGAAAGGTAATCGTAAGATGTTGTATTTAGGGTTACATTAGTTGAATTATCTGTTCCTGCTGGGTCTACTCCAATGCTAGATCTTAATGTAGATCCACTTTCATAAGCAAATGATCCCTCTCCTGTGGCTACTATCATTTGACCATCTTCTGTTGGCGCTCCTAAAGTATCTAAATCTTCAAGTACTCCATCAACACCAATTGTTAAGGAGTCGGGAGTTCCTTGGTTTGTTGTGAAACTACCAATTGCACCAATACCAGCACCAGGTGATAATGTAATTGTTGCATCATTAGCTTGGGTTTGAGCAGCCCATGAAAAAGAACCATCTCCATCTGATTGAAGAAATTGACCTGAGGTTCCATTACCAGTTACATCTAATTCTGTTGCTCCAACAACATTTTCATTTATTTGAGCATCAGCTATAGTACCACTTAAGTCTCCACCTAAAGATGCACCTGTAGTTATATAGTTTGAATCGTTATTTAATTGTGATATCGCTGATCCGGATACCACTACCTTTTTCCATGTTGCCATTTGATATACTTATTTAAATTGTTGTTTATTATACATATGTTTAAGAATCTACTCCTATCCAAAACTCATCCTCTCCATAAATAAATCCTCCAGCTACTGCTGTAGGTAAAGTAGAAAATTCAAGTAGTTGTAAAACACCAGTACTATCTACTTTAATACCCTGACCTGTTGATGTATTTCTTATAAGCACCAAATCACTACTATTGCTGCTATTGATTTCAAATCTTGCTCCTGATGAAGCTCCTCCTATACCTAAATTTAATCCATCAAATTGAAGTTGAGGTTCTCCATTAATAGTATTATCTTGACCAGTAGCTGTTAAAACATAATTATTAACATTATTTCCAATGTTAATATTTGTTCCATTTTCTTCAACCGCATAGGCACCTACTTTTAAAGAATCTATAAATCTAACGTTTGCCATTTCTATTTTTTAGTTTTTTAATTCTTTTCCTGCTTCTATATCACCTATATCATTAATTCTTCCTTCAACCTCTCTGTTTACTCTTGTTCTACCATCTTTAAGTTTTCTAACATTTGGATCAAATATATCTGAGTTAGAAACTGATTCCATTTGGATAATAATTTTAGATTTTGAATTAAATTTCTTAATTGAATTTAGTTCTTTTTGGATTGTATCTGGTATAATATATCCTCTTAATCTTATATTAAATGTTCCTTTTACTAATCTGTCTTGACCTAAAGTTAATTCAGTAGCAGTTGTAAAATTATCTATAAAAGCTCTAAATTTAAATCTTTCAGGATCACCCCAATATGCATCTGAAGCATATTCTATAGATTCAATTATTTTATTTAGTTGTTCCATATAATATGTTTGGATTATACAGCTATATTCTAATGTTACATAATCAGGTACCGCTACAGCATGAAATTGTTTAGTAGGAATTCTATTATTTAAAGCAGCAAAATTGGAATAGAAATTTTTAGGATTAAATGCTTTTTGGAATGTACCATATAAATTAGGCATATTAGCATCTAATTTATTAGCTACACTTCTATCTTTAGCTATGCTATCCCTTTTAATAATAATAATAGGTAACATTACTGCTCCTCCTGCATCCCTATAATATCCATCTTTTTGGTATGATTTCCATCTTTCGGGAGCACCATAAATTATAGGTACATTTCTTCTTGTACCATTTTGATACACAAATGGTTGAATTACATTTTGAAAATAATAAAATACAGCTTCATCTAAATCTTGTATTCCTATTGAAAATGGTTTAGTTTTATCTCCTTTAAAACTTAATTTAGTAGATCTATTAAAATCAATACCTGTTTCACTTTCATTCGGATTAATTTTTTCATTAGGATTTCCCCTATGTCTATCAAATGCATCTTGTAGACCTTCACTTATCTCTCTTTGAGTTTTTGGTATGGGTTTTCTGTATTCTGCCATTACATTCTTTCTATATATGGTGAAATTGCTACTTTATCTCTTGGTATGTAATATGTCTCAACAATAATTGATAAATTAGTACCAAATTCTTCTAATCCTGGGTTTAATGGGTTAGGTGTACCATCTGAACTGTTATTAGGGTAATCAGGGTTTTTACCTGTCCAATATTGGTTTGATATTGTAGTTTGAACCCCATAATATGAGTTTTGATATAAAATTATATCACCTACTTCTGGTACTATATCTGCATCTTTTAGATCATCTCTTAAAAAAGCAAATGATATACCTTGTCCAAAACCTACACCTTCATCACTTTCAGGGTATTGTTGGTCTTCTCTATTTATTAAACAATTAAATAGGAAGGGACCATTATAAAATTTTTCACCTGCTGCTTCACCATATAAATTTACTTTAGTTTCTTCTATTTTAAATTTATAGAAGGCTGCTTGTTGGGTAATTATATTACCCATCAATTCTCTATTTAATTTTCTAACTAGAGATACATCCCTTTGTCGGCCAAACATTGCCATATTATCCTATATAAATTGTATACGGAACTTGTTTTAATTCCGTTTGTTTAAACTCTGCTTCTTGTGCCCTTCTTTCTAGTAATGCTTTACGAGATGTTTCATCAAAATAATTTCTTAATCTTTCTATTAGCGCTAATTTTTCTGCTGTTGCTGCTGTTAAAAGATCAGATTGGTTTAATGTAACATCTGCATTAGGAATAGGTATTGTGCCATATTTTCCTCTTACATACCCTAACATTTCCTTTGCTAATGCTAAAGTATACTCAAATATCCATTGACGGCCTACTGAGTTGATTTGGTTATAAGTAGGGTTATTATATGGAGTATTTGATACATTTGATACTTGATTAGGACTATCCGTTATACTCCCTTCAATTCTTTCATTTCTTTCAATATACTCAAACCATAGATTTCCACTTCCTGTAGTTGGAATAGGGAATATTTTTATTTTATTATCTCTAACCTCAAAGCTATAATTTGATCTTCGTATTTGATCATTTAATTCAATTGCTTGAATAGCAGCTAAATCAAAATTTAGGGGCATCATTAAAAAGTTAATAGCAGGGCTCATGCTTCCAAACCCAAAACTATCAAACATATTTTGTGATCCAAACCCTGTTCCTACATAAGGATCATAATACCTTGTAATTGCAGGAGATGATTGGTAAAATACTTTTTTAATCTCTATACTACCTGTAATCCCTTGATCTATAGCCCATTGCTTAACATCATAATCTTGTTGGCTAGCTGTAAAAGGGATAGATCCTGAGTAATAAGGTACATTTCCTCCTGTTCCTGCTTCTGCTCCATACATTTCAGTTAACCTAACAATAGGTTCCATGCTAGGAGTAATTATAGACTCATTTAAGTTATTTTCAGTAGAAGATCCTTCTAATGTTAATTGATTGTCTCTAATTTTATAAGCATATAATTCATTACCATAAGTGGTAACTGCTTCTTCAAAGGCTGCATAAAAGCTAATTTCTTGTAATTCTACATCAACTAAAGGATAACCTAGTCGACGAGCACAAAAATTCGCTACTTTATCCGCATCAATTCTAAATTCTTGGTCTAGGTCATAAAATCCAAAAGGGGTTTCTCCCACATCGAATGAACTTGAACCTGGCCAGATTGGTATATTCGCCATATTCTTTTAATTAAGAGGTTGCAACAAAATATTCAATTTTAGCATTACTAGAAGAAGGTTCTACTTTTAATGAAAATACATCATCATAATTAAATTCTTCTAAACTACCTGTCATCTTACTTGTAGATAACATAAAACTTCCACCTGCTTCTATACTATAATTCATATCTTCAGTTGATGAAGATATTTTCAAATTAACAGGATATGTTGATGATAAATTACTTACTCTAGCATATATTAAGGAACTGGTTACAAATGTTCCAGCACCTGGGTTGTTACTTAAAGCAAATATTTCTGTTTCAGAGCCACTAATAGCATTCATAGTACGATGGTCTACGTAACTTACACCTTCGAGTGTTTTAGTAAACTTAGTACTCCTGTTATTATCATCTAAAGTTATGTCTTCTTGAATAACAAGTTTAAGATCTGCCATAATAATGTTTTATTTATAAATATTGAATTAGTTTTTATTCTTATAAATATAGGAACCTGATGTAGTTATTGATATGCCTTTATCAATGGCCTCTTGGTAATATTCTAATAAGTCTTCTACTATTTCATTTCTATGGTTAGTAGTTAAAGTAATTGCTTCTAAATTTTTTATTTTTCTAGCAGCCGCATATAAAAATTTAAACCCAGAGTCTGATTTTTTCTTTAAATCTGTTTGTTGGGCATCACCACATACCATCATTTTACTTCTTAATCCTAAGCGTGAAGTAATCATTTCCATTTGTTGGTGGGTAACATTTTGTGCTTCATCTACAATAATCATTGAATCTAAAAATGTTCTACCTCTCATAAAGGATACAGGTACAATTTCTATTTTACCATCTTCGATTAGTTTTTCTACTTTAACCTTATCATATAATTGAAAGAAATTTTGATAAATAGGCTGAACCCAGGGATCCATTTTTTCTCTTAAGTCACCAGGTAAAAATCCTATTTCTTCTTTAGATACTGTTGGTCTGGTAATTATAATCTTATCATATTGTCTTCGTAGTAGACCATCTAATGCTACATTACACGCTAAAAGTGTTTTACCACTTCCAGCACTTCCACCTAAGAGGGTGACTGTATTATCAAGTATAACTGATTTTGCTTCTTTTTGTTCGTCATTAAGTTGGAGTTTGAACTTAATTGGGTTTTTTGGAATTCTTTTCGGACGGTAAACGTCGTCAGTATGCGGTTTTGACGCCATAGACTTCTTAATTTATAGGTTATACAAATGATTAAAGCAAACAGTGTAAATACGTTAATAAACGGGTAAATTTTAATATAAGAATATAATGAGATAAGTAGTATACCCATGTAACGTTTGTTAGTTATAAATATGAAAAAGATAAAAAAACCCGGCACAAGGCCGGGTTAATTTATAAAGTATGTTTAAGCTCTAATTATAGAGTATTTAAACCATTTACTTTGATTAATCCATAGAATTCAGGACGTACCATCTTCTTAGCGTAACGAGTCAAGAGACCTTTACGTGGAGTAAACGTATCTGGATCGTATACAAGAGGAGTCATAATTAATGGAATATAAGGAGCAAATACAGCACCAGCTTCTAAGAACTGACCACCACGGAAACCTAATAAAATTTGGTTTTCTTTCATGTATGGGTTCTTATAAACTTTCTGACGGCTGTTTAAGCTACCAACTTTTTGTACACCAAATGCGTAGCTTGCTTTAGAAGTATCACCATCTGAATCAGCAGCAAATCCAGGAATAGATTCCAAGATAGTACCTACAGAAGGAGAACATACTAAGAAGTTAGCACCACCTCTAAGAGTTCTTTGGTGGATGATGTTACTTAACTTTTGGATTTTAGTTCCTAATGTTTGGAACCATTGTCCTTGGCTATTGTAGAAACCTAAGTCAGATACAGTACCGTCTCCAGTTCCTGTAATTGCACGGTTATTTACAGCTGACCATACTTCAGTACCAGCAGCAGCATTAGTCATTAACATATCTAAGATCTCTAAGTCAATTTCTAATGAAATATACTCACTTAAGATTGATGTTAATTCTGCTTCAGCATCTAAAGCGTGGTAAGCGTTCAAGTCTTGTGCGAACTCAGGAGTCCATACAGCTTTTAACTTACGAGTTTTAGCTACAATAGCAGATGATTTCATCTGTACATTGATCTCAGGGATTGAGATAGAATCGTTACCAGCGTTTAATCCAGTATTTCCATCTTCGAAATCACCTCTATATTGATCAGTTGGTTGTAATTGGTAGGAAACTTTTACTTCATTACCACTAGTAATAGTAGATTCATCTACAATAAAGTAAACATTAGTTGAATCATCAGAAGTAAATGCAGGTAAAGATACTACAGTATCAGCTGAACCAGTTACTAATGAAAATCCTCTAATTCCGTCTGAATCAAGATTTGGTAGAGAAGTTTTTGCTACTGTAAATTTAACCAACTCATTAGCAACAGCAGAAGCTGAATAATCTGAATCGAAGTTAAGATCTGACCAATCAGCTGATGCAGATGCAAAAACAGAAGCGGCAGATGATGTATTGTTAATAGAATATCCGAAACGTCCAGCTCCGTAAAGTCCGCCATTAGCTTCATTTCCAAAAGGTTCATCTGATCCATCGGCAGCAGCATCACCATATAGTGAAGAACCAGCAGAGAATGGAGATTTATCAGTTCCATATTGGAAATCTAGATAAAATACAAGACCTGAAGGTAGGTTCATAGGTTGAACTGATACGAATTCTTGAGCGGCAATCTGTCCGAATACTTTACGTACTAACGGAAGAGCTACACCAGCCCATTGCTCACCTACACCAGCAGTAAAGGTACCTTGTGAAGCAGTACCACCACCTGTTTGTGAACTTTCTACTACAAGTTGTTTAGCTTGGTTTTCAAGGATCATACCCATGTTATTTTTCTGGGCACCACCTAAACCTTCTAACAAACCTGTTTTTTCCCATTTGCTAGCTAAACGAGCAGCATCGCTCTGTACTGAGTGATATGGGTTTGCACTTTCTAATAAAGTTTGTAAACTCATGATTTTAAGTTTTTTTGTGATTAATTTTTAATTTTATTTAATAATTCCAGCTAATTTTTGCATACGCGCAAATGCAGCGTTTTCAACAATTGGCTGTTTAGCTTTAGGAGCGATTCCTGTAGCTTTTGAAGCACTACCTTTTACTTCATTAATAGAAGAAGTTGACTTTTTAGATGTCATTCCTTCGTTTAATGTTTCAAAAATAACTTTTGCTTCTTTTACTGTTGTAGCTTTATCAAAAGCTTTCAACACTTTAACTTTTTTGTCTTCTGACAAATTCTTTGATTTAAAGATTTTGTTAGTGTAAAGTAATTTGGCATTTAAAAGATTAACTTCTTGAAGTTCTTGTTTAAGTTCTTCAATTTCTTCTAATCCTTCAGAAGTCATAGCTTGTTGCATAGATCCCATTTTTACGTTTTTCTTGATCCAATCAGCGCCTTTTTCAGCATTTTTTAGAACAAAATTAACAATGTTTTCTAAACCTCTAGCAGCAGCATCAGGATCACCTTCAGTTACTTCTTCGGATTCTTCAATTTCTTCACCTTCTTGAACAGTAGATTGTCCTACTTTTCTTGGAGCTGAATCTAATGAAGCACCATCTTTTAACTTTTTACTAACAGCATCATCTTCCATGATTTCTTCTTCTTCATCTTCCACTTCGATATCCATGTCCATTTCTGATTCTTCATCATCTATTTCCATTTCTTCTCCAGCTTCTAACTCACCAGCTTCTACCATGTCTTTAATTACATCTTCGATAAAAGATTTAAGATCGTCTTCAGTCATGTCTTCTAAATCAACTTCTTCCTCTTCCATTTCACCTTCAGTTTCTTCGTCTTCGCCTTCTTCCTCAGCTACGACTTCTTCTTCTTCAGTTACTTCTTCAGATTCTTCAATTTCTTCAGATTCTTTAACTTCGTCCTTATCTTCACCTTCTTCGAGTTCTGCAAGTAGTTCGTCAAGATTGATTTCTTCTTCAATCTCTTCTGCTTCAGTTACTTCTTCAGCTTCTTTTACTTCTTCTTTATCTTCTTTTTTAGCTTCATCTAGCTCAGTAGAAACTTCTTCTTTAACGTCATCTTCTTCGTACTTATCGTACCCTTCGTCAACGTCGTCTTTGTCCATTTCTTCTAATTTAGCAGCTAACATAGATTTTAAATGCGGAGTAAAAGCCTCTTCTAAAGCAGCTTTAGCATTTGCTATAGCAGTTTCTTTTACAGCTTTAGCATCAGCAATTGCTTCTTTAAGCAAATCTCTGTTGTTTGACATAATCGCAAAATTTAAATTTGTGAAATACGGTTATTAGGAACCGTAATAGGGAATATTTTTTTATCGATGCCATATAAGGGATGGCATATTACGGTTATACGTATATGAGTATTTTAGAAAACATAAAAGCCTTCAAAAAGAAGGCTTAGGTCTAAATTGGTTAAATTTAGAGGGGTTAAGTTATAGAACAAGAACCTTTTGAACAAAGGATTTCTCGTACTATGTTATTTACTTTATTATAATCGTATACAAATGTTTGTTTTCCTTCATTTAAGGTATGCATAAATGAACCTGGGTTTGAAGGCGTAGAAACAAAATCCCAACATAATAATTCAAAGTCATCTTGTACTTCCATTACATTACCATTTTGCTCTAACGATCCCATACCACGAGATGAAACACCTACTGTTACACCTGCTTTAATAATTTCTTTAAGTATATTTCCTGAAGGGGTAGGTAATATTTCTATTTTACCCATTACGTTATCTCCATCCCACCAATATTCTGAAATTATATGAGATACATTTTGAAGATTTATAACTGAAGATTCTGGGTGGTCTAATTCACCTATTGAACGTCTTTCTTTTACAAGTTGAGAATACTTATCCATTTCACGTTCCCATAATTCTTTAGAATAATATCTACCATTGCCGTTTTTTACTTCAGCAGTAGCTAAAACACCTTCTACAAGCATATTCCCATTTTCTGAATTAACATTCTCTGTTAATTGAATTGGGTTTGCCTTAAAAGTATGGGTTTCTATTAATAGAGATCTATTCATGGTCCAAAGATACTTCTTCTACTTCAACTCCGTTAACTTCCATTTCATCTACAATTTCTTCTTTTTGGTATTTTCTACCACAAGATTTTTCATAGATTTTTTCCATTTTAGCCTTTTTCTTTTCTAGCTCTTTAATTTCTTTTTGCATTTGCTTCATTTTAGCTTTATCAATTAATTCTTTAAGATTTTCATCTTCATTAATTGAATTAACTCTTTCTAATTTTTCAGCAATATGATCATGTAGAAAATCTAATTGAGCTTCTAACTTAACAGCTTCTGCTTCTTTACCAATTTCAGCTAATTTAGTATCAATTGATTCTTTTTTAGCTTTTTTAGCTTTTTTAGGTTTTGGAGCTTCTTTTTCTTCTTCTTCTTCTTCTTTAACAACATTTGTTGTTCCACCCATTAAGGATTCTTTTACTACTTTTTTAAGTTTATCTGAATAACCGCTAGATGCATGTTTACCAGATACTTCTTCTAGTTCAGTTTCTTGATATCCAATTCCTTCTACGCCGAAAGCAGCATTTTTCATATAGTATTGACCATCTTTAGCTAAATTTTTAGAAACAATCTCTTTAATTTCATCAATTGTTTTATCTGGGTTTTGTTTAGCTTCAAAGTAAACACCATTCATTACTTCTTGGCCAATTTGATTATCTAAATTCTTTTGGTCTTTATAGTCGAAGTTATGCTCTTCAATTTCTTCAACAGATTTGGCTACTTTTTTAGAATCAACTTTAACATTTTCTTCTTTAACTTCTTCAGATAAAAATTCAGCGAATTTTTTTTCAAAATCTGTTTTAGGGGTAGCTTCTATTTGGTTAATAGGTTTAAGGTCAACATATCCTAAATTTTCATTTAGTAAATCCTTAAATAACTTTTCTGCTTTTTTCATTCTTCTGATTTTAATAATGTTTCAATATCGTTTATATAATCGTCAATTAGGTCTGTTGGTTTATCTACAGCATAACTTTTTGGGTTTTCTCTGTAGAATTTTATTGTTTCAATTTTACCTTGACGTAATAATTTTTTTATGTTTTCTAAACGAGATTCTAAAGCATCAAATGCCATGATTCTTTCTTCATGGAATTTTTTTACTTTATCTTCTTGCTCTATTAACTTATAATTATACATATTAAAAATTTTTTACTTCCAAACCACTACCTTTTTGTACATAATTTCCTTTTTTGTCTTTAGGTACTAATTTGTATGCAAATTTTTTAACGTAGTAATTATCTTTTACTCCTTCTTCAGATGCTTTAGGACCAGGTCCCATAGTTGCCCCTACACCTTCAGGTAATTTTTTTTGTTTTTTAGGTTTTCTAAAAGCATATTTAGTTAAATAAGCACCAGCACCCGCTGAAGTAGATACTTCTTCTACCTCATTTTCAGTCATAGTCATCTTTTTATACTCTTCAGGGTAATTTTTTCTAAGATGTGTTCTATATTGGTTGAATAGTTTACGAATATCACCTGCAATAGAGTCAATTGTCTCGTCCTTAGTTTCACGAGATAATTTAGTTATAAATTGCCTTAATTCTTGAAATTCCTTAAATGTAGAATCAAAAGCGGGCACATAATCAACTTTCCATGAAATAGATCCAGTTTCAGGATCTACATCCCTAACTGTATATTTGACACCTCCTACTACTTTAGTGTCTCCTACTTCTGCTTCTTTAAGTTTATATTTGAATGCCATTTGCTACTTTAATTTCTTTTACTAATTCAAAATATTGTAACAAGTCAACTAAATTATCATTTGTAACTTTAGCTGTTTTAGTTAATTCAACTAAATATTTAGCTACTTCTGTAATTTTTATTTGAGTAGCTTTATCTTTAATATTTTTGGCTTCTTCGTTTAAAGTGGATTTTAATTCATCTATTTTACTATTATAGAAATCTCTTAACCCAGGAGCTGAGTCTACTGAATTAATAAATTCCTTAAGGACTTGTTTTTGGTCTATAGATAAATTATTATATTTACTATTAAACTTTTCTAAAAGTACTTTGTAAGTAAGAATTCTTAAATCTTTATCATAAGTTTGGAATTCTTTTAAAACATCTTCTTTAACTTCTTTAGTGTTAACTTCTTGTTTGGTTAAATGTTCTAATAAAGTTACCTTATTATCTATTATTTGTTGGGAATTACTAGCTTCTTTTGAATTATATCCTTCAATTAAAGTATATAGTGAGGCTAATTCTTTGTAATTTTTAATTTTAGCACCGAAAAAAACATCTAAATTATAGTGTTTTTTGATTTCATTAATTAAGTTATACTTTTGTTTTCTTAATGAACTACGATTAAATTTAGAAGAAGTTTCTAAAATAGTAGAAATTACTACGTTTGCTCTTCCTTCGTTTAAAACCTTAGATTTTAAAATTGATTCATACAACTTATATTCGCGACCTAAAGAGGTTTTTACAAAGTAATTTTTTAGGATATCAATAGCGGGAGAATCACCACCTTTTAAAGTATCAGCAGTGATCTGGCGTACTAACAGTTCAAATAGAATTCCTGTATTCTTGTACTTTGAATGTTTAATTCTCATCAAAAAATATATTTATTTATAAATATGGAAAAAATTTTACTCCTTTAACTGATTTTCATCTAGGAGTGATGTGTTATCTTTATCTTGTTCAAATACTAATTGTTTTTTGTTCATCTTTTTGAATATACTTTGATTTTTCAAAAAAGTAGTTTGAGCATTTTCTAAAGCTAAACCTGATTTATTTGTATCAGTTCTGCTATCTCTAGAATCATTTTTATCAGTATCTTTCATACGTTTAGTTCCTAATGGATCTTTTCCAAAGTTACTATCTTGTTTCCCATGATTTGAAATACCATTTTTAGGGCGGCCTAAATCTGAATCTGTATTATAACCATCGGGTACATTTCCAGGGTCAGAATACATTCTTCCTTTTCCATATAAAGAAGCTAGATCGTGAGGTGTACCATATGATTTTCCTGTTTCAACAGGATCATTACCTTCTGCTTCAATTTGAGCTAATCTAAATTTACGTTTAGCATCTTCACGTTGTAAATCTCTATACTCATCAAATTGATCCTCTGATAAATGAAAAATATTATCATAAATCCAATCCGTAGGTAAAATGTTATCTGCTAGTAAATTTGAAGCCAATTCGGTTTTTGATTTCATTAGCTCTATTTTCTCCTGTTCAAATATAATAGATGGGGTTTGCATTGAAATTTCGAAGTTAGTCAATGCTTCATCTCTATAACCTTGGGCATATAAATGAACAAGTGCAATTTTATTAAGCTCGGATACCATAATACGTTGTAAACGTTCAATAGTACGAGCAAATCTAATATCTTCTGCTGCCAATGTAGCCTTCCCTTCTATGCTTTCATCATATCCTAAAAATGCTTTTGGGATTTTAAGTGCTGCAAATAATTTATCTCTTAAATATTCAACATCTTGAATACCATCATAATCTAAACCTTTTGTAGTTTCAATTTTTGTTGTTTGATCATTTCCACGAATTGGGATATAGAAATCCTCCATCATGTTTTGCATGTTATATTTCAAATTATACTCACCTGTCTTTTGGTCTACATAAGGGGTACGTTTCATATTTGAAATAGTTTTTTGCATAAATGCATCTATTTCATTTGGGGGAATAGACCCAACATTCATATAAAAAATACGTTTTTCAGGCGCACGAGCAATTCTATGAATCAACATCGCATCTTCCATTAAAGTATATTGTTTAAACAATTTACGAGCTGGTTCAATGTAAGAACGGCCATAAGGTAGGTAATTAGTGTCACCAATTAGCCTAAAGTGGGCCATTTCATAGTTATCGAAGAAAATACCGGGTGAATTATCTGTTCCTGCTCCTGGTACATTATACATTCCGGAATTTGTATTAACTAAACCATCTGGAGAATATTTATAACGAATTTCTGAAGGGTTTTCTCTGTTAAACCCCTCTTGCCTTTCAATATGATAGGCAGTATAAGGAATAACATTATACACACCAAATTTTTCTGATATTTCTAATTTTAAGAAAAAATCACCATATTTAGCCATTTGACGAACCCATGACCATAAATTAAATTCTATGTTTAATACATCATAAAATAAATTATAGAGTATTTTTTGGATGTCTTCATTTGATGAACGAATAGATAATACTTCACCCATATCATTCTTTAAGGTAGATTCATCAGCAATAATATCTAAGGCAGAAGCAATAATGGCATCCTGATCCATCACATCATATTCTGAGTATAATTGGGGTCTAAGGTATTGGTAATTAAAATTAAATTGGGATCCATATAGTGAAGAAGGACTTGTAGAAAAAATCCTATTATATCTATCAATTAATGAATTAGTTTGCAATTCACCACTAGTTTGAATTGTGTTACTATCAATTACTTTTACCTGGTTTCCACCAGCATTACGTATAATTACGTCAGTTGAAAATAATCTTTGTAATCTACTAAATAAGCCTTTATCTGCCATTGTATATAGTTATTGTTATAAATATTGCTATAGAAGCCAGCTAATGTCTTCTTTTCCACCATCTGTATCTATATGGTAAGGGTTATCATGTCCCTTTGAAAAATAACCACCTTGATACGATGTTCTATTTACTGTTATATTATTTAATGCATTTCGGGTTGCATCTAAACCTCGTTGTCTTAATTTTAATGCTGTATCTCTAATGTACATTGCAATACCAAATGACATAACTAAATCATCATTATACCCACTTTGGGCTTCTGCTCTTCCGTTACGCCAAATAAATACTTTCATTTCTTCTATCAATCTTTTAGATTGTATTGTTACTCCTTTATCACTAATGTACTCTTGAAATTTACCTATTACCATAGGTCTAGTTCTAGATGACATAGTAAAACCAGCTACCATTTTTGAATGGTCTTGATATTTGTCAAAATACGAATTAGCATTCGGGGAGTCACTCCTTTGTGAATAGTAGAGGTTAGGATATGCACGATCTATTGCTACTTGTATAGTTGCCCAACCAATATTTGCATTTTCAATTACTAACATTGCTTCATTATACTCTGAAGCTAAACCTACTAACAAATGACCATATTCTTTTGTACCCAATTGTCCTTTATATTCTGCGACTTGTACATTATTTGCCACATCAATTACATGACATGCCGAATAGTCTTTTCCATCACCTCTGGATACATCAGCTACTACAATATAATCTCTTGTATAGTCAGGTGATTCCCAAACCCATAAATTTTGGTCTGCACCTCTTTTTTCCATAGGATCCTTTATATAAGTTTTTTCATAAAAATCTATATATTCAGGATAAAACACAATATCACCAGAAGTTGAAAAATCACAATCACATTCTTGAGCAGCCATTCTAGGATCACCTAGTAATTCATCTTGTCTATCTCTCCAGGTTTGATCTCGTTCTGGGTGAACATACCAAGGTAATTTGATAGGTAAAAATTCATTTTCTGCTGCTTCTGCTCTTGCCCATGTTTGGTGGAACCAGTTACCTGTACCATAAGGAGTAGATAATGCAATACATCCACCACCAGTTGCTAATGTTTGTTGAGCTGAGGCCCAGATTTCACCAATATTATCAATGAATGCTGCCTCATCAATTAGTAGCAAAGATACTGCTTCGGATCTACCTGCATCTGAACTTGCTGAAGTGGCTTTAATTTGGGACCCATTTTTTAGTCTTAATGTTAACTTATTATTTTCATCTGCATCTACTTTAAGCCAAGAAGGTAAATTCTCATACATGAATTTTACCTTTGTAACCATGTTTTTAGCTGTTTCTTGCTTTGTAGCGATACATAGTATATTTCGGTCTTTATGGAATAACATCATCCATAAAGAATATCCTGCTGATAAAGTGGAAATACCTAACTGTCTAGATTTTAAGATAATCGAATAGGGATTATCGCGCATCAACGTTAGTACTTTTTCTTGGAATGGGTATAAATTAAATTGAATACGTCCTCTTTGTGGATGCTGTATATAACAATATTTACGCATAAAATGGACTGGGTCCTGCGCACATCTTAAGTATTCTTGACGTATTACCTTTTTTAATTCAGACATATTATTTTACTAAAAATAAAGCTGCTACTATTCCTACTATACCAGCTCCCATAGTTAATTTATTTTTAACCTTTTGTTTTTGCAAATCTACTTCTAATTTTTTAGATAACTCCTGGGATAAAGTTAATTGATCTGATTTAGTAGATAAGATTGAATTAAAGTTACCTATTTGGAAGTTTAGGTTAGTAATAATACTATCTTTTAGAACTATTTTTTGTTCTAATATTTTAATTTTATCTAATGTAAGAGCTAATTCATCTTTAGCTCCATCTCCTGTTATAAGATCCTTAATTACTAGACGCGCTATTGGCTTTTTCAATTGAATCGAGGTACTGTCTGTAGCGCTCTGTGAAAAACCTTTCAAGCTCGTCGTCATTAAAGTTATCAACAGCATCAACTTTAGTACTAATTTCATATCTTAAGTTGTTTATTCTATTATCTTTAAGATCGAGTTCTTGATCTAATTTAGTTATTTGTACATTTAATGTATCAATTTTAAAAGTCAATTCGTCATTTATATGATGTAACGAATCGACTTTTTGTTCTAATGCTTCTATTTTAGCATTATATTCCCCTACATAGTCTTCTTTTTTATTAAAAAATGTAAAAACTATGATACAAGCTCCTATTATAACTAAGAGGTTAAGATTCTTTTTTAACCACATTATTTTATTTATCTATAATAGCTTCTAATTCTTTCTTAAGTTTTGTTTTTTTCTTAAGATCAGCTACAATTTTTTCTTTTTCTTCACCTTCAGCTTTCGAATATTTTTTAGCTAATGATTTCATCTCACGGGTTAATAATGCTAATTCTTCTTTTGCTTTAGCTAAACCTTTAGTTTTTTTAAGATCAGCTTTAGTTGGTTCTTTATCTTCAGATTCGTTTAAACGAAGTGATTGTGCACTGTCTATTATAGCTTGAACAAATCCCCTTGAATAGTACTTGGTATCTAGTCTATTTTTCAAGATAGATTTATTAAAATGCTTATCAAATGCATACTCACCATCATCATATCCTATGTCTTGTAAATCATCTAGGCCTATATTTTCTTCAGATAAGCCTGCTTCTTTTTTAGCTTCTTCTTTTATAGAAGTACCATCAACATATCTAGGGTTTGATAATTGTCCTTGATCCGCTAATCTTTTAGCAGCAGCATCTATTGGAGATCTTACAACATCGTCATATGCTTTACCAAGATCACCACCATATAACCTATCAGTAATTTGTCTACCCAACTTTCCTAATTGGTCATTAGTTAAGTTATGTTCTTTTCCAGATCTTTCTAAATAAAATTGACCTATATCTTCATAGTCGTATTCAATACCTACTCTCCTCATTTCTTCAGGAGATAAATCAGCAAAATTTTTACTTAATGGTGGTAAGGGGTCCAATTCATTTTCTTCTATACCAGCTTCTTTTTTAGCTGCTTCTAAATCTTTAACAGCTG